ATGACAGAGATGGTGATAGCATTATTGATGATAATTAATGGAGAGATTAAAGAGGCACGTATCCAACCCTCAATGTCTGATTGTTTGAAGGGTAAAAGAATCGCAATGCGTGATGTAAAAGATTCTATTAAATACCAGTGTATAAAATCAATGGCTGAACTTGAAAAAAATATAGATGGATCTTTGTCGATAAAAAAGCTAATATTAGAATAATGAATCTTACACGTAATTTCAGTCTTCAAGAACTGATCAAATCAGATACAGCGATCCGTAAAGGGATTGATAACAATCCTAATGCAGATCAAGTAGAAAAATTAAAAAGACTATGTGAACACGTTCTCCAACCGGTACGTGATCACTTCGGCAGGGTCAAGGTGACTAGCGGATTCCGGAGCCCTGAGCTATGTGTAGCCATCGGTAGCTCTATCAATTCACAGCACTCCAAAGCTGAGGCGGCAGATTTCGAAGTTTTAGGCGTAGACAATGCTGAAGTTGCTGATTGGGTATACATGAACTGTCAGCCAGATCAGCTGATTTTAGAATACTACACTCCAGGAGAACCTAATAGCGGATGGATTCATGCAAGTTGGGTAGAGTTTCAACCAAGAGGTCAGTATTTAAGAGCATACAGAGATACAGATACAAAGAAAACAAAATATTTACCTATCATAGGGAAAGCAGTAGATTTAGTTTAATGTCTAAAATATTTAAAGTATTTAGTAGAATAGATACTGTAACTGGTCACTGTCAGCATTGTCGTGAAGACTCAATTTTAGTTGCAATCGTATCAGAATTTTACAGATGTACTAATTGTGGTGAAGATACTAGACAGCACGTGAATGGTAGTATAAGATATCTGCAATTATCCGAAAGAGATAAAGAATGGTTAAAACAATATAACGATGGCAAAGCGTAAGTTTACAAATTTTACACCAAGACCAAAACCTCGTAAAAGACCAAGACGTCACACAAAATCATTAAACAAAAACAAAAAACGTTCTTATAAAAAATACAACCGACAAGGAAGAAAGCAATGATAGATATACTTACACATTTTACTTTTGTAAAAAATTATGATGAAATTAAAAACTTAAAAGAAAAAGTTTTAAAATATACAAAAGAAGATTGGGAAAAATACGATTACAGACAAAAAAATTATCAAGTTCATAATAGTACAAAAACAATTCCGTTAATTTGGAATGAAATGGATAAAGACAATTTAAGAAATTTAGAAAAAGATAAAAGAAAATTTTGGCCCGAAGCTAATAAATACAAAACAGACCTAGATTTGTTATCTAATATTTTAAAAGAAAAATATGGTAATGGTTTTATTGCAAGTGCTATGTTAATTAATCTACCAACGAGAAGTGTAATTAGACCTCATGTAGACAATTACGATCCCTATTTTGATAAAGTACATAGAACTCATTTAGCTGTTGTGACTGATGATGAAGTAATATTTACAGTTGGTGGTGAAGAAAAAAACATAGCAGAAGGTGAGATATTTGAAATAGATAATAGTCGTAAGCTTCATTTTGTTCACAATAATTCAGAAATTGACAGAATTCATTTACTAATAGATTGGTTACCCTCTTGACATCTATCCCAATTTATCCTAGATTGATATAAAGGAGAAAGATATGAGTGAGAAAAAAATAGAAATAAAGACTAGTGGAATATCACAAAAACAATGGAGTGTATTCTTATTAGAACTTAACTTAATGAAAAAAGCCTGGAGACCATATGGTGTAGATGTGCAAATAAAAGCACCAGGTATAAAAAATATTATTGAGAAAGGTACTAATTTAAATGTCTTTGGCGGCAAGATTGGAACGTAGGTACAAAATTTTAAATAGTGAAAAGGACGAGCCTCAAGTTAACAAAACGCTTCGCGCTAAATACCTCTGAGGGTTACATATCGGGATTGCTAGAACCATACCCTGAGTATTCGAGCCTTTGGCGACCCGTTAGTACGTGCACGGAAAGCGGGACGTTTGATGATTAAGCAGGTACCTTCGGCTTTGGTTTTGGGATAATAATACTTATTGGTTTACATTCAAATTTCACTACCATTTTACTTTGTTCTATAAGATCTTTTTCGATGTCTTCTATTGCTTTTAATTCCATGAAAGTTTTTTGAGCAACTGCATATCCATTTAATACGCAATCATAATGACTACTAAAACTAGCGTTGACTGAATAATGACTCGATGGACATTCTCCAGTAACCATAGAACATAAATGTAGTACAAGTATAAATTTAATCATTGACTCCTGTTGTAATTTTTATATATAATCCTATATGTCAGAAATAACTTTGAAAGGATATAACAAATGACAGATATAAGCAAATACAAAAGTATAGCAATCGATCATGACTGCTATAATAAACTAACAAAACTATCGAAACATCTCGCACCTAAGCATGCCAAATTGTCTAGGGCACAAGTCGTAAAAGTATTAGTCGAAGAGAAGGTGGAGAAGTTAAATGGCAAACTTAGATAAAGAAATATGTCCCGTATGTAATGGTAATGGGTATGTATTATCGGGTATAACCGTTTATCAATGTAGTTACTGTGAGTCTCAAGGCGAGATAACTAAGCGAGAGACGAGTGTCGAGGAGCTACAGAAAATAATTGAAGAACTTAAAGTTCATAGAGGTGTGTTGCAAGCAAAAGTAAAACAACAAGCTGCACAGATTGCTGAACTAGAAAACACATTAAGTATTCAAAAATTTAAAAACCCATGGTTGGGACAATGATAAGTGAATTAGATCTTGCGTACATTGCAGGTCTTTTTGATGGTGAAGGTAGTATCTCTTACAAGCAATACATGAGAAAGAGAAAAAATAATATAAAACCATATCCAACATGGCAGATAAGAATGGAAATGGCTATGACTGATCGATCTATTTTGATGTGGGTTTGTGAAGTCTTAGGTGTAGGAACTGTAACTGAAAAAAGATACAAGACTCCATATGCTGTTGGTTGGAAAAAACAATGGCGTTGGAGATGCAGTCACCAGGATGCGTATTACGTAGCACGTCTGCTTTGGCCATGGGCTCATGTAAAATTAGATGGAATACAAAAAATCATAGAACACTATGCATCTAAAAAATTAAACATAAAAACAACAGACAACATTGTAGATTTAGAAGACTACAGGAAAGGAAAAAATGAAGTTAAAGGACCCAATAGCGTTAACTGATGAACTGAAAACTGAAAAGTTTAGAAATGAAAAGTTACATAAGAAATGCAATAAATTATTAAAACAAAGTAAGGAACAAGAAGAAGAGATATCTGATTTAAATGAATACATTGATTCATTAGAGGCACAGATAGCAGATTATAAAAGAAGATTTGTACCAGACTTTGAAATGCTAGCAAAAGGTGGAGCAGAAGTACCTATATCGGATTTAAAAGTTATGACCGATAAGGCCAGACGTTCTATGGCTAAACGATTCCTTAAAAAATATGGTGAGGAATGGGTTAGAGTTAATATCTTAGAGAATGAAAATTTAAAATAATGCCTCGAAGATGTTACATTAAAAAAGAAATAAAGATAAGCAAACATAAATTTTTATTAGAAATTTATTTAGCTCTAGAAGGACATAAAGACATCTGTTGGGAAGTATTTCCATATAATCACAAGGCGTCTTTGTATGCTTTCGCTAATAAACAAAAAATAGAAAATATAGTGGAAAAGAAACATTTGTATGAGCCAAAAAAATAAGTGTATGATGTGTGGTTCTGAACTTCGATGGAACAATGATTTTGATACTGTCGATCAAGAAGAATACTCAATTGTTAGTATGTATGAATGTATGAATGAAGACTGTAAAGCTTGGTATGAAATATATCATGGTAAACCAATTAAGGAATTAAATTAATGAAATGGAATAAAAAATATACTTATCCTACGTCAACTAGGGCTTTGGTAAATGATGAGAGAATCTATGATGTATCTCAAGAAAAGTTACCAAGTGTTACAACCATATTATCAGCTACTCAGCCGCAAGATAAGCTAGATGCTATCGCTAAATGGAAAGCGCGCGTAGGTGCTGAAGAGGCAGATCGTGTCAAGAATACGGCAGCTAATAGAGGGACTGCAATGCATAGCATTTTAGAGGGTCATATACTTGGAAAAGAGGTCCTGGATCTAACTGAGACAGGCGTAGAGGCGCAAGCTATGGCTAAAACGATCATCGATAAGGGTTTACCTGATTTAGAGGAAATATGGGGTTCTGAAGTGGTGGTATCGTATCCTGGACTGTATGCTGGGGCGACTGACCTCGTTGGAGTATATATGGGGCGTGATAGTATAATAGACTTTAAACAATCGAACAAGCCTAAACGTGCGGAGTGGATAACTGATTATAAATTGCAAATGGTTGCCTATGCGATGGCCCATGACTTTGTGCATGGCTCTGAGATTGAGCAAGGAGTTATATTGATGTGTACTCCTGATAATTTTTTTCAACGATTTATTGTAAATGGCTCCGAGTTTCGGGCGTTAAAGGTGGAGTGGTTGAAGAGAATAGACACTTTCTACGCGACACGAGCGGCGAGCAACGAGGGGCGAGGATAATGTGGAATCCACAAAAATTTTGTGGAAACTACCCTCAAAAGGGGCTGTTTCTTAGAATGATTCTAAACTATAAGGGTATTTTTGGGTTTTCCACTGTGGAAACACCCTCAAATGTGGAAGATTTTGTGGAAGCAAAAACTTATATATTTCAATGCTTTAAGAGTATAAAATATACTTTCCACATTTTCCACAGCGATTTGGAAAAATTTTCTGAATTTATATATTATATATTATTATATCTTATAAAGTGGAATAAAGTTCCACAAAGGAGTTAAATTAGAATGGTTCTAAAGAAGAAGTCAAAGTATAGAAATGTGGAGATAAAAAATAAGCGTTACTATTTTTACAAGATAACGTGGTTAGATATCTTAGGTGATAGCGGGCACGCTACAGCGCATGAGTTTAGTGGAATGATGCCTGCAGTAATGGTAACTAATGCTTATCTGTATGAAAAAGATTCTAAATGTGTAAGAACTTTTGCCAGTTATGATGAAAGCGATGGATTCTTCAGCGATCGAAATGTATTTCCGAAAGGTTGTATAGTTAAAATGGAGAAGATACTATCGTGATTCCTGGTCTGTTAGATTGTCTGGAATGGGTTCTTCAAGTGGCTCTTGCTCTGTTTCTTCTATGGTTTCTATTTCATCTTCCGGCTCTGATGATAGCTCTATTTGCGGTGATACTTCTGTAGATTCACCATCAATAATTTTTGAATGATCTGTTACAATTTTTTCTAACTTAGCCATAAGTTGATCTCTGTCTAGTTCATCTATCTTACCAGTCTTAATCATCTTTCTGTCAATATAATATCCAGCTACCTTCCCTCTCGCTACTTCCATGTTTCCAGCAGCAGAAAATGCACCTTTCTTCAATGCTTGGTCACGTATTTTGGAAAGCTGCTCAAGATGCCTGTCCATAGTAACAGCGTACTTCTTTCTGGCTTCTTCTCGCAGCTCACCAATATATTTAACTACAAGAGGGTATAGTTGGGGATTGGTAAGTTTTGACGAAGCGACTCTTGCTGCAAGGTCTGACGTTGGGCCATAGCCAGCTTCTTTTGCACACTCCCACGCATCTCTGCTTCCGTCGTTGTACACCAAAAGCTCAGCGAATTTTTTCTGCTTTTCTGTCAATCTTTTAGTTAATCCCATATTTGACTTTTACCCTAACATTCTGTAAAACGCAATATTTAGTATGTACGTAAAACATTTACAACAATATCTTGACAAATTTACAGATGGTACTAAAGGCACAGCTGTGAGTAATGCTACTATCTATATGGATAATGGCACAGGAAAAATTTTTCCGATTGGGAGAATTGAAGTTCAGGAATCTACTCTGATAGGTGCTCAATCTGTTAGAGTTGTAATCAAACCTGACCTGAATGATAACGTACCAAACCTAAAAAAATTTCATCTCACGTAGGCACCTGTTAGGGTGAATATTAATGAAACCTGAGACGAAATTTTGGCATGAAATTAAGAAAAATACTAAGCAAATTTCCTGGACTAGACTTGAAAACCTTAGCGCTTTTGGTACTCCCGATCTATTGGGCTATAATACTAATAGCCACTTTTTCACTGTAGAGCTGAAGGTAACAAAGGCTAACAAGATTAAATTTTCACCCCACCAAATTGCCTTTCATATTAGGCATCCTGACAATACTTTCATCTTGGTTTCTCGCCTCACGGCTGGAGGCTCAAAACTTTTTGAGAAAGAAGAAGTATATCTGTACAGAGGAAAAAGAATCCAGGAGCTTGTTGCTTGTGGCTTGAAGCTTGACGCTTGTCGCTCAGGGCTTGACGATTGTGTTAATCATCTTTGTCGGCTTGGAGCTTGA